ATGCTGGTAAACCTTGTGCTTCTCTTTGTGCATTTTTAGTAGACCAATCTGCTTTTGCATCAAGTAGTAAACCTTCTGCAGTCCATATCTTTAATGGTGCATGTAATTGTACCCATAATTTATAATCCCAATTCTTTTTAAATTCTAAAAATCTACGTACAGCTCTTGAACTACTACCACCTAATGTACGACCTAAATAATCAGCCATAGCTTCTAGTTGTCCATTAACTAAACCTTGTGCATAGTCTGGATCTTCTAGCGTAGCTCTCATACCACCTTTATACCATTTTCTAGCTATCAATGGATCTTGTTTTAAATTGTTTCTAAAATTTTGAAAGTCTAAATAATGTTGTCTAGGTTTATATGCAGTAGAACCTTGTATACCACCTATTGCAATATTCGACTCTAATAACGCAAGGTGGTGGAACCAAGATAAATACGGAAAACCGATAGCAGCAAATTTGGTCCAAGCAACAATTGTTTCCCATCTTTGTAACCATTTGTTTTCTATTTTATTACCAATGATCATATCAGCAACATTAGATGTTTGATCTGGTAATACATATACTCTAGGCATTTGTGCTACACCAGTTTCTTTAATAACAAACGCTGATGTAATACTAGTATCTTGTGTAACACGTTCTATATAACTTAATGCAGATTCACCTTTATTTCTAGGTAATCTGTTATTATAAGCAAACTGTAATTTTTCTGCATATGCTGCTAAAAATTCTTGTGGTAAAAATTCTGATGCAATATTTTCTTGTACATTTAATACTGGTAATACCATCATACTTTGATCTGGTAAATTACTCATTAACATCATTTGCCATGCAGCTTTTAAATATCTATCTCTTGATGTTTCTCTGGTATACATTTCAAACAATTCAGCAGGATTGGTTGTTAATGGTATAAATCCATTACGTACCATGTCAGCATGAGTTTGTATAGTTTTACCTCTTTCTGCTGCTCTTACATCACCTCTAAATCTTTTAGTTTTAGCAGCATCTGGATCTTCTTCTTTACGTTTATCTAAAACAACTTTAAGATAAGGATGTACAGCATATTTTAATGGTACATAATTATTTATTTTACCTATGCTATCTATATACAAACCAGCTTCACTATTAAATGTATTACGAGCTTCTTCGTATGCATCACGAATTTCTTTTTCAATTTCTTCTGCAGTAGACATCCATTGTTGTTTTTTACTATTATAATCTTTATAAATCATACTAGCTGTATCTGTAGTAGTAATTACTTGACGTACTGGTATAGTTTTCTTTTTACTTATATCCATATATTCACGCATTTCAGCTTCTGTAATTACCATTAATGCATCACGTAATGATCCAATCTTTCTGGTTTTAGCTTTACCATCTTTCATTAACTGTGTTGCTTTACGTAAATTATTAAAGCTTGGTTTGCCATTCATAGCATCACCATATCTTTGTGAGTATAATTTCATCATGTAATTAACAGCTTCTTCTATTGGAAGCTCTACTGTTTCTACACCTAATACAACTTCTTCTACACCAGATAGTTTAGCAGCAATAGCAGATAGTAATTGTTTACCTCTTTCTATTTCTTGATCAGTAATTTTTTTAGCACCTTTGCCTAATTGTCTTCTTGCACCTACATTGTATTCCCATTTTTCACGTAATAATCTGCCTAATATTCTATTAGTATCTGCATTATTAATAAGCTCTAAAAACTTTTTATGTGCACTAGAAGCACCGCCAAAGGTTATAGGTGATGCATATGTAACAGCTTGATGCCATGTTAATAAACTATGATTTAAATCTGCACCATTAACTGCATTGATTTCATTTAATTCAGCTTCTGTAAATACAGTTTTAATTTGTTGATCAACATCTTTTATTTCTGTTTTAAGTGTAGCTTTTTTAATATTGTTAGCTTCATCTTTACTTATTGTACCTATACTACGTTGTATAATTTCTTCACGTAAAACATCACTATTAAATTCATTTTTAGTTTGTCTTACATATGGTTTATTTAAATTAAAAAATTCTGTATATGGTAATTCTAATAATTCAATTAAGTATGCTTGTGCTTTTGCATATCCTGGTGCTTGATCTTGTACATTAGCATTGTCATTTATATTATTTCTAAATGCTTGTATATACAGATCAACTTTTTCTGATAATTCTTTACGTTTATTATTACTTATAAATGCTATAAATCCACCATCCCAGGTAGATGATGACATACCATATGTATTAATTTGATATTTAATTAATTTATCTTGAAATTCTTCTGGCAATGCTTCAAAGGCTTCTTTAAATGATTCTAATGATTCATATAATAAATCATTTATTTTTTGAAAACCTTCTGCAACACCAATACGACCATATACATCTACATCTAATAAACGTAAAAATACATTATCTTTATACATAGGATTATTACTTAACTCTAGTAATTCATTACGTAATACATTATATAAATCAAATTTTTGTTTATCAGTTAAAAACTCACCATCATTAATTGCAAGTTCTGCTAGTTTTTGTAAACCTTGTTTTTCTAATATATTTATATATTCATTTTTTCTATTATTAAATGCTGGTTTAATTTTATCTAATATTTCTGTTTGTCCTATTAATCCACTAAATATATTTTGATCAAATACTTTAGAACTCATTATATTAACACTATTTTCCATAGGTGCTAATATTGTATCCTTATCAATATTATTAATTTTTATATTTTGTAATTCATTATTTTTTAATTTATTTAACATTTCTCTACGTTTAATAACATCACCAAAACTTTTAGGTGGATCAAACTCTGTATTAATTAATTTATTACCTTCAGATATTTCTTGAGCTATTTCATATAAAGTTATTACTTGTGCTATATTACTACTATTATGTCTACGATTTTTAAGATAATCTGTTATATATCTTTTTTGTCCCATTTTCTTTTCGGCAGATGGTAAATTTCTAAATTCTCTAATCGCATTAACATAATCTATCATAATAGAACTTTTTAAAAATTTAACGATTTTAGCAAATTCTGTTTTAATATCTTCTTTTGTAGTTAATGTGTTATTAAAAAATAATAATATTTGTGCTATACTAATATTAATATCATTTAAACCTAATGGTGCCATTTGTTGTGCTGATGCATTATCAACAGCAATATTTAATAAACTTGTACCCCATCCAAATTTTCTTAATACAGCATTAGGCATATTAGTATTTGTACCTTTGCTATTAAATTTAACATTATTTAACCCATAAGATATTTCAGTAGTTAAATTATATCCAAGATATTCTAACATACTTAAGAATTTATTATTAGATGCAACTATACCTAGTGCAGCTTGTGATGTTCTATTATCTTCAAAGCTTTCTATTTCAAATGCAATAGTATTTGCAAATGGTTCTCTTTTAGTTTGTTCTTGTGTATCTGCTATATCTTTAAAGACTTCTGGATCAGCTTGTAGATCTTTTATTACATCTTGTATTAATGGATCTTCGTAAGTATTTATATATAGTTTTAATACTTTATTTCGGTTTTCCTCTATTTTACTTTTTGGGTTTTTATATAGGAAATGTTGATAACCAATATCTCCATCAAAGTCTTCACCTTTATTTATTGATATATCTGCTGGTGACATAGAAAAGTTTTCTCTACCATTTGTAGTAGCTTTTCTCCACAATCTATGTGCACCATGTGATTGTAAATTTTCTGCAGGTATTCTACTTTCTAGTATATATCCACCAGGAATAACAAATCCTTCATTAAATTGATCTATACCCATAGATTTTAATTCTTCAGCAGAATATATTTCATGTTCTTTTACGTTACCAGTTCTTTCACCATTTTCATTTATTTCAAACATATCTTCATATTCTTGAGCATTAGCTTTAATATGATCTATTGCTTGTTGTTTACTTTCAAAAACTAATCCTTGACTATTTAAATTACCTGCAACACGTACACCTGGTGTATTAGATATAATCCAAGCTAATCTTACTTTACCATCAACATTTTGATAACTAGGTATATTATATCCATATGAAGATACTTTCTGCATTAATACTCTAGGCGCAGATCTTTGTATAGCACGTTGTAGAAACTGTGCTTTTATTTGTTCTACTACTTGACTAATTTGTGGATCTGTTTCTTTTACACCAGATAATAATGCTTGTTGTACTTGTAAGAAATAGTCAGCATCTAATTGATCTATCCATGCATGATCTTTTAATACACGTTGTGTAACAATTAATAAATCACGTACAGCTTCTTTGTTATCATTTGTTGGTTTACCACCTGGTACTAATACTCTAGCTATTTTATCTATTAATGTTTTAGCTTCTTGACTTAAATCATTTAGATCAACCATTGTACCAGTAGATGCTAACTCTTCTCTAACAGATAATGCTTTACTACCAAAGATTATATCAAATTTTTCATCTATTAATTTTAATAATAACTCTGTATTTTCTGCTATAATTTTATGTACTGCAGCTTGGTTTCTACCTAAATACATATCAGTAACTAACTGTCTAGCTACATTACCCTCACCAAACTGCGTAGAATACGCTAAATTTTGCACAATATTAAAATTACGACCACTTATATTATTTATAGGCAAAGCCTTTAATTTGTCTATATTTGTGGCTTCTGTAAGATCTAAAGACTCTATTTCTTGTATTGTAATACTACTAGCATCAAAACCAAGTTTAGCAGCAGATTTAGGTATAATAATATCTGCACCAGTTATACGTAATATATCATTTAATTTTTCATGTATACCGCCTTTTAAATTACTAGAATTTACAAAGCTACCTTTTATTTGATATACAACACCATCAATAACATATCTAGCATTTGGCTTTAAACTTGCTGCACTAGGAGCACCATTCATAAATACTGGTCCTAATATTTCTGCAGCTTTAGTACCAAAGTCATTACTAAATACACCTTGACCATCCATTAAGTCAGCATCGTCTATTACAATAGCTTTTATATTTTTTATATTAGTTAATGGTAATCCTGGTGTACTAATTTGATGTGATCGTTTTAATAAATCTTTTTTGTTTTTATAACTACTATAATTACCATGTATTTTTTCATTAATTCTAGCAGAGTTAATTGTATAGTTTATTTCAAATAATAAATTTTGATCATTAGTTCGTTTGTATATACCCATTTGTTTTTCTAAAACTGCTGGTGATACTAAAAATTCACTAGCATTTTTAGCATTAGCATATATTTTTTTATACATAGCTAATGCTTCTTCAAATTTATCACCACGTATTTTAGGCATTTGTATAGCATATACTTGTGTTTTACCACCCATCATGCCAGTAGACTGAAAATATGTTTCACCAGATTGTAAGAATAAATCTAATAAAGCTTTACGTCTTTGTTCACCAGTAATATTTTTATGACCTTTTTTATTACCTACTTCATCTACTATACCATTAATAGATGCTAATACATCTTCTATATCTAAATCTTCTTCTCTAAATACTATATTATTTTCTTGTGCTAACTCATATGCTACTTTAACTAGTTGTGAATCTAATCTTAATGATAATTCTTTTTTACCTTCAGTATTAGTAAATACAATAGTTTTAGGTGCATCAATACCACCAGCCATTAATAATTGATGTATTAAATTATGTTTAAATCCATTACCTAATAAATCGAATTTTAAATTACCACTAAAGAAATTAACTAATGTTTCTATTGCCATAGTATTATTTTGAGTTAAAGCTAATTCTATATATTGTTTTAATCCACGTATATACTGACCAAAATCTTTAGATAATGGCATACTATTCCATACATCTGGACTTATACCAGAAAATGTAGATAATATAGCAGATGCTGTTCTTTGATTTATATTTGCGTTATCTCTTAATATATTATTTACAACATCTTGTAATCTTAATAATTCTGCTCTAGTATTATCACCAAACTGTTTTGTTATATGTGTTCTAATTTGTTTCTGATGATTTTCTGGTGACCAACTTTTATTTAATAATTTAATAGTACCATCTTGTTGTACTTCTACATGTGTTACAGAATGTGAGTTTGTATATCTATTAAATATATGTTTAAGCATATCATGTGCAGCTTTTATATCTAGATAATCACTTTCGTTAATCATCTTTTTAATTGCATTATGTAAAATTTGTAATTTAACTGGTGGCTCACTATTAACAAATGCAGCAAATGCTTCTTCATTTTCTACTAGTTGTTTTATAAATTCTCTAGTTTCTGGATCACGTTTAAATAATGTATAGTAATGATTAGTAGCTTCTTTAATACCAAGAAAACTTCTATTAATTAATCTACTTAATACTGTACTATTTATCTCATTCCAAAATCTTGCCATATGATCGTGATCATTTGCATTAATAGATGCTTGTGTTATTATATCTGTTTCACTACTTATTTCTTCTGGTACAATAATTAGATCAAAAGACATATCTGAATTATTTAATATATCAAAAGCAGCATCTATAGAACTAGATATAGTATCACCACTTTCTAATACACCTTGTATACTGTTTAATAAATCTTGAGCTTGTCCACGAGCTTCGCCTTCTGGCATTTGATTTATTAACTCTTGTGCTTCTGCCAATACAGACTCAACATCTTCTATAGATTTTTGTCCTGGTGTTTTTAGCTTTTCAATAGTTTGTTTAAATTTAGGTGCAACTTTTTCAGATTCTTCTGTAGTTTCTTGTTCTTCAGACTCTACATCTTTTTCTTTAGGTTTATCTGCTTCATCAATAGCTTCTTTAATTTTTTGTTCTATTTTCTTACGTTCTTCAACTTGTTCTGCAGCATATGTTTCTGCAGCTTGATATAAATCTTTACCTAAAAGTCTTTGTACAATTTCTTTTATTGTTTCTTTTTCATTTTCAGTAAGTGTAATTTCGTTAAATTTATTTTGATCTTGTCCAACATAATTACCAAACAATCCACCAATAATACTTTTAGATATTATTTCTATTGGATTATATCCTACTTTACCATCTGCTTCATTTTGATTTGTATTTATACCTGCTGCTCTAGCTGCTTGTTCTAATAAATCATATAAGAAAGAAAGCTCTGGACTTGTATTTTTAAATGTTTCTTGATTAGTTTCCATAGCTGTTTCTCTACGGATAACACCTTCAATTACTTCTTCTATTACAGTATGTGCACCTGCTAAACCAGATATATTAACTTCTACTATACCTTCTGGACTTAATTGGTTTGTACCAGCAGGATAAACTTTTACAGCTTGTCCTTCTGTACCTGCTTCATAACCTAGTTCTGCTAGTTTTTCACCAGTAGTAGATATTTGTATATTAGGCATTAACTTAAATACTATATCTTCTTTACCTTGTTTAACTAATGACTTTCTAGCTGTTTTAAGTAATTCAAATGCACGTTTAGCTTGTGCAGGATTTTTTAAATTAAATAATTTTTGTATATCTAATATTGATGGTTCTTCTTTACTATCTAATAAATCAGTTATTTCTTCACCATGTATTAAACCTTGTTCATTTAAAGATTTATATTCTTCTAATGACATATCTAATAATGTTTTATCTTGTTTAGATTCTTCTTGTAGTTTTAAAAATTCATCAAGACGACCTTCTTTTTCATATCGTTCTCTAATTTTTTGTGTATCTAATACATAAAAACCAAATTCATTTCTAAAGAATTTAGCTTCACCATTTTTAATAGCATCTTCTAATCTAGCTTTAGCTTGTTCAGAATTACGTACAGCAACACCAGTAAATTTAGCAGCATCAATTAAAAACTCTCTAGCTTGTTCTTTTAATTGTTCTTTAGATTTACCTGCTTTAATTGATTTTTGTAATTCTATATCTAAACTTCTACCAGATAATGCTTGTATAACTTGTGATATACCACCTCTTACTTCTAAATTTGCAAAAGGCTGAAAGTTTTTAATTTTAAATTTACGTAATAAATTTACTATTGTACTTGGATTTTCTGCTGTATCTATAGCATCATCTACAATATCATCTACATATTGATCTAATTCTTTTGTTTCATCATTTTGTACTAATACTTTACCTTCACCAGGATTTACAAAATCTCTAGCTCTTTGTGCTGATTCATATCCTGCACCACCTAATACTTTAGATTTCATACCAGTATGTGCTACACCTGCACCAAATCCAAATAATGTAAATGCTAATGCTTCTTGTGCTAATTGTTCTGGTTCTGGTAACCAATGATCTTGTAAACCTACAGATGCTCTTAATACATCACCTACACGTTCTTCATACATTTCTGCTAATGTACCAGACCAACCCATTCTAAATAACATATCTTGTACTGCAACATTGTCTTTAACTTTAGTCATATGTTGTACAATAGCTGATTTTAAAGCTACATTTTGATACCAGTCAGATAATGCTTGTGGTGTAGCACCTTGTATAAATTTTTTAGCACTTGCTTGTACCATTTCTCCACCCATTAATCTATTAATAAGATATAATGAGTCACCTACTTTTTCAGAGAAAAACTCTATACCTAAATCTGCATAACCTTTAGCAAGAGCTTCACCAAAATCATCACCTTCATCAACTAATCTTAATACTAATTCTTCATTTAAAACGCCATCTTCAGTAACAAATACTGGTGACATTTGTTGAAATGCTTTATTCATAGCTTGTGGCGATCTCCATAATGCCATTACACCAGCTTCTTCTGCACCTTCTAATATAGTTTTACCTATACGTTTACTTACTTTATCTATACCTTCTTCATTAATATATTTAGCTACTGCACCTTTTTCAGCACCAGCAAACTTTAATCTTGCATTTCTTACTTTTGTTGCAAAGTTACGTTGTGCAACTCTTGTATTAACTTTATCTAATCTACCTGCTACTTTTTTTGGTACATATCCTAATACATCAGTAAGTGGTTTAAATGATTCACCAACTTTTTCTGTAGTATTTGCTATTTTAGTTAAATTTTTAGCACCTAATATTTTTTCTGTAGCTTTAGATATAGATTTTTTAGCTTGTGCTTTTGCTGTAGCTAATGCAACTCTACCTGCACCAGCTTTACCTGCTGCTGCTACACCACCAACACCACCAGTAAACATACCTGCTATTACTGGTACTAATCCAAATTCTGTAGCATATGCAGGTATATTAAATAATAAATCTAATGTACCATACATAAATGTTTTTTCACGTTGATTGTCTAATGCAAACTCTTTGACTTTAATTATATCTTCTTCTGAAGCTGTTCCATCAATAACACGATCAGCTCTTTTCATCATTGAATATGATTCTGCTATTTCAGCATCACGAACAAAAGGTACATATTTGTAGAAATCACGACTAAATAATTCTTTTATAGCTGTAAAACCAGTTTTTTTATCTGGTTCATTACCTTCAGTATAAGATGTGTCTATTTCAAAATTTTCATTTTGTGTAATATTTTCTGCAACTTTATTAATAAATTCTGGATATTGTTGAATGAAGTCATCATAAACTTGATCATCAGTTTTAAATGGAGAAAGATTTGGATTCTGTCTTCTAACTGCTCTTACTAAATCTTCACGTGTCTGATATTTAAATTCAGCCATGATTATACCTCTATTCTATTGTAATATTTTTATTCTGTTGGTGGTACTAATGTAATTGGTTTAGCTGCATCTCCACGATCAGTTGGTGCGGCACCTTTTGGATCTGTAAAACTAATACCTGCAAAATTATTAATTAAAGCATCAATATCTGATAAACTTTGAGTATATGAGTCTTCTTGATATTGATTTATTCTTTGTAATAATTGTAGATTATACTCTCTACCCATTTGTGGATTATAAATACTATTCATTTCAAAAGCTAATTTTGTTAAAAATTTACTTGCTTGGGCTGTATTTCTTCTAAATAAACCACTACCATGACCAATAGCTTTTAATGCATTTCTTTCTAAACGTTTTACTTCATCTTCTATATCTTTATCTATAGGTGCAAATCTACCCATTGAACCCATTCTATTTTGAAATTGTATTAATATTCTTCTTGATCTATGTAAATCTTTAACCATTTCATAATTTGGATTTGTTGGTGTCATTGCTCCAGTACCACCTGCTTTATCAATATAAAATTCAATTTGTTCAATTCTATTATCTAATTCAGCATCTATGTGAAATTGATATGGATGATTGTTTCTAGGTTGTGCATTACCTGCAAGTAATGCGGTTCCTATTAATACTGTTCCATATCCACTTTTTCCAAATTTTCCAACTCCACTTATTATTTTACCTCCTTTTGTACCAGCACTTCCTATTACTTTAGTACCACCTTTTAAATTCATTAATTTATGTGTACCACCTGTAAGAACTCCTCCAAAACCTAATTTTGTTAATGTTCCTGCAAATGTAGTATCACCACTTCCAAACGTATCACTTTCTAAACCAAAAATATTACCAAAGAAATTTGCATGTACTGGTGGATTCATTAAATCTAATCCACCTATTCCACCTTCTCCTTGAGGTGGTTCTTCTGCTAATCTTTCAGTTCTATTTTTAATTAATCTAAATACATTATATGATCTTTTCTCATGTGCCATTTTTTCATGTAATATTTGTTTTTTAATTAATGATAGTGCAAATATATTTCTTTGTTGTTCATTCATATCTCCAACAATATCTTTAAATATATCACCAAATTTTACATTTAAATCTTTTCTAACTTTAGCAAGTTGTTCTTTAGAAATATTTGTTCCATATTCAGTAACAGCATTACCAAGTATATCATCTAGTTCTGGATTATCGTTAAATATTTTTTCTATTACTTCTGAATTTTGAGCTAAAAACATTTCTAATTGAGTTTCTTTAGCATCTAAAGATTGAACACTTAATCCAGTTTTTCGTTCAAACTCATCATTTTCTTTAGCTTTGTTTACAAATTGTTTAATAGAGTCTGGATCTGTCATTCCAGCTTTTATTGCTTCTTCAACATATTTACTATCTTGATTTGCTTTTATTCTATTAACAGCATTATTAAAAACACTATTACCTATATTAAATTCATCACTATTTGATTCACTACCTTCTATAGCACTTATACCATTTATAACAATTTGACTATCATCAAGTTTAACTGAATTGCCATTATTATCTTGTGTTGTTGTTAAATTTGTTTCGCCTAAATTGTAAGCTACTTCTTCTGCTGGATAATAATAGTCATAAAATTTTTTGTATCTGTCTTTATCTACTTGCCTAGTAGAATTAGCTAAACGATCTACAAATGGTTTATTAGCTTTTAACCAATTCCAATTATTTTTATTTGGTTCTAAATCATTATCAAATGTAGTATATATAGCTTGATTTGCTATTTCTAAATTTGTAAATACATTATTTTGATCAATAATTTGTTGTTCATATAACTTGTTTTGTACTTCTTGTTTCATTAAACCGCTTTCAAGTTCATATTGAACTCGTCTATTTGCCATTACTAATGCATCATTTGTTAATTCTGCTCTTGTTAATTCATTGGGTAATTTAGCTAATGTAGATTTATTATCTATAATTTGTTTTTTTATTGATTCTTCTAATTGTTGTAATTCAAATGGTAATTTTGCTAATGCTGTTCTTTCATCCATTACATCATTTCTTATAGCTTGTTCATTTGCTCTAATACTATTAGCAACAGCTCTTCCTTTTACAGCAGCACCTACAATATCAGCTTGTCCTATTTGACTGACATTTGTGTCTGGTTGTCTAAAATTTATATTTAAAGCCATTGTATATCTCCGTTATTTATTGAACTGCTGTAAAAATTTATTTAAGGTTTCTGGATCGTATCCAGCTAATGCTTGTAATTGTGCTAAAGTATTTAAACTTGTATTTGCTATTTTAATTCTTTCTGCTGGTGTAAACTTTTCATCATCTACTGCTATTTTTGTATAAGCTTCTAATGCTTTATCAAATGATTTATTAGCTTCAGCTTTAGCCTTTTTATTTTGTGAAGTTTGATAAGCTTGTTGTCCAATTTGTGTTATTTGTTCTAGTCTGTTATTATGTTTATTTAATTGATTTTTATATTTATTAACCATATTTTCTACTTCAGAAGCATACTCATTATATGCTAATTGTTGTCTAATTTCTTGACCTTTAGCATGACGATTTAATATATTTTCTGTCATATTAAATCCTCTAGCAAATAAATCAGAACCAGCACGCATCATATCTAATTGTTCTCTACCTAAATCTCTTGCTAAAAGATTTCTAGTTCTTTGTTCACTAGCAGAAAATCCACCTTGTAATGCTCTTTCACCAACTGTAGTTGATATTTGTTCAACAACAGATGATGGTAATTCGCCAGATAACATAGATAATGCTACATCTGATTGTTGTGAAATTAATGCAGGCATATTTGGATCTACATCAGAATATGTAAGTTCTTCATATTCTGGTCCTTTATAATCTGGTATATTAGGAGCATCTGGTCTTGTTAATTCATCAATAATTAACATTCCACCTTGTATTAATTCATCACCATATTCGCTAAAAAAACTCATTTTATGTCCTCGCTACTATCATGCTACCTAATTCTTGTTGTGCATATTGATTAATTAATTTTTCTGTATCAGTAAATGCATCTTTATTTGACAGATCATCAAAACCACCAAATACACCACCAGTACCAGAGCTTCCAAATTTACCACTACCAGTTTCTATAAACTGTGCTTCTGGAACAGATGATCCTGCTTGATTTCTATCACCTCTACCACCACCACCAGTACCTATATCAATTGGTTGATTATTTGTACTAAAATCAAAACTTCCTACCATAGATGGTGATTCAGCATCACCACTCATCATTTGTGGCACTAAAGCAGATGAACCTACTGTTGCTAAAGATGCAAAACTACCAAATGTATCACCCATTATTCCAGTACCAGGTAATGGAGAAAATTCAGTTCCTGGTGTACCAAATGGGTTAGAATAACTTATATCAGACATACCTGCTCCTGCTAATGAAGCACCAGTTAATGCTGATATACCTAATCCAATTCCATCTAGTTCACTTACTGATCCATAATTAGTTAATTGTGTTGCTGCACCAGTTGATAAACCAACAGTAGCACCACCTATTCTATCTCTAAAATTAACTAAACTTGGATCATAGCCTTCTGCTAATGAAGGATCTAAAAAGTTTAATGATTCAAAATTTGATAACTTATCTAAACCTGCTTGTAATCCTACATTTAATCCAGTACCAACTGCAGATGTTAAAACATAGTTTCCTGCAGTTTTAAATCCAGCTTCTCCTAATCTATCTAAATCAAAATCACCAGTTCTTAATTGGTTTAAAGCTTCTGTACCAACACCTAATTGTGCACCAGTTCTTAATCCAGTACCTACAAAACCACCTATAGTATTTGCCAAACCAGATGATAATCCTATAGAACCTAAACCACTACCTATTGCACTTCCAATTAATCCACCTACACCAGTAAACATTAGTAAACCAGTACCTAATGTATAAGGATCTATTCCTACATCATCTACAATAAAATCTTCTGCGTCTTTTAAATATTCTCTAGTGTAATCTTCAGCATCTGACAAAACACCTTTAACAGTATCTTCAGCATCTGAATAAGCTTCGTTAATATCATCAACAGCATCAGCAATAGCACCACCAACACCACCTCGTGTTGAATCAATACCTAAAACATCATCAAATACTTTGCCTCCAACTTTTTTTAATGCATCTGATAACCAACCCATAATTAAACTCCGACAATATCTCCATTACCATAATCTATGTCTATATCTAATAAATTATCCGCAACATCATATCTGTTTACTTCATTACGAAGTATTCTTTCTGCTAATCCTTGTAAAGTAGCAGCAGCTTTTATTTCATCATGATGTAAATGTTTAATAGCTCTTGCCATTAATTTTAAAGGAGTAATTAAATTAATTAACAATTCATCATTATCTTCATATACTGGTGCATATCCTATTCTAAATACACCTTTGATAGTTGTTAATTTATTTTCATCCATACATGGTTTACCATATATTTTAAATCTTCTATATGATGGATTAGTTTCACTAGGCTTATATACAGATAATTGTTCTTCTGTCACTGAATTGTCACCATATTTATGACCAGTGACAGTAAGATAACCTTTAGTTATTGGTTTTATAACTTGTGTTATTGTTACAAAATTTACTTGTTCTGATGTAGGATTACTTACTGATCCACTTGTCAAAGTATATTTAACACCTCTAGCACCATCGCCAGCATCATATATCTCATTACCAGTAGCATCAGTACCACATATTCTTACTTCATAACTTGCTGTATCACCAGTTGGTCTTGTTAATGATAATTTAACATTAGGTGCTTTAGTTGATATATCAAATGTAGTTGGTGACTCTCCAATGTCTACAAGGTTTTCTTCTGTTAAATCCCAATCTTCTGCTGGTCCTGGTCCATTACTTATATACTCATAATGTTTACCATATACTTGTCCTATTTTCTTTTCTGCTGTAAATTTAATAGGTTGTACAACATGATTAGGTAAAGTAAGTATTCCATTCTTTGCAGAAAAAGTCATTGTTCTTAATGTATTTGTCCAATCAGTTGCTTGTATTACATATTGTATAGCTTCATTAATATGATCAACAACACGACTATCTGTCGGACTCATATTAAGAACTTCAGCTACATGTGGTTTAGCATCTTTTAACAATAACTTCATTTATATTTGTCCTATTGCTATATAATTAAATCGAAATTTTAAAGCTTGTTCAGTAGATGCAAATGGATCATTTTCTTCTGTTCCTAAATCATCGTACTCTACATTACCCGCACCTGGTATAGCTACATCTGTTACTAATTTTTCTGCACTATATGAATAGTTAATTTTAAAATTTGATCTTTCAACTGTACTAACATAATAATTAAATCTAACATTAGGAAATTCATCTAATGCTTTTTGTAATGTACACTCTACTGGTGTAATCATTATTAATGGTGTAACATTACTGTTAAAAGTTTGTGGTAAAGTAAATGCGTTTGTAGTTAAAGTAGCATTATGTTTAGCTTGTTCTATAGTAAATTCTGCTTGACCAAATAATTGTACAACATTTGTATTTTGAGATGTTATTGCATTAGATGGTGCAATATTAATCCATCTAGCACCATTATAATATTTTAACGCTATTGGATTATTATTAGCGTCTAATTCTAACCAGGGTACATTCTGATAAGCTTGTGAAGGTGCATTAATACCAACACTAATCATACTTAATCCATCTGGAAATACTGATCTAACTTTTAAATAATTTTCTAAATTACTAATAAAAGAAGATGGTGTACCATATGTAGTTACTCCAGAAGTTCCAGTTGCTATTATTTTTTGATTTACTATCATAAAAAACCTACACTTTTTTGTTGACTTAATTATTTAAACTACCATAAGAAAAATCTTGACTTGTGTCTAGAGGAAAAACTGCAGAACTAGTTTCTATGTTTTCTTCTCTTGGTTGACTAATTTGTCTAGCACTTGTAAGTATTCTTCTTATGGACATTTTTCCAGTCCATTCTATTTTAAATTGAAACTCATTACCATTTCTTATAGGTAAATTTGTTGATGATTCATATTGTTCTGTAAAATCTTTTAATCTTAACATTGTTCTATTTTGCGGTGCACCTAATGTTTGTGGATCATTATTAGTCATTAATGGTGCTTGTAAAGATAATGTACCTATTTGTGTAAATTTATTAATAACATCTGTTTTAACAAATATTTTAGCATTAATATTACCTTCTAATTGTGATAAAAATAATATAAATTCATCTAGATGTTTATATATAAATGGTGCATCTATATAAGTGTTTTCTGATTTATATGGCATTAATCTTGATGTATATGTTTGTATTATATTTCCATCATAACCAGTTGTGTAATTTTCTTTATCTTGAGCAGTATCATTATCACCAGGTTTTATTTCTTTAATTATGTTTTCATATTTACTTCTTTTTTCATTAACATATGTATTTGGTGTTTCAACAGAATTTTTACCAATAACAAAACATCTTTTAATTCCATTATCTATTACTGATAATATTTTATATGCATTTACACCAGTCCATATACCATCATATGATCCACTTTTTAATCTAGCAGATGATGATGTTCTAGTATTTTTAGTATATCCTGCTAAATTAAAATCATAACTAATAAGACCTTTATGTATTACACTATGTTTAATATGAGCTTCTTGTTTTTCTATTGCTTCACTATATGTTTTTAAAGATAAACATAGATCAGAAATATCTTCATATCCACTTACTTTAAAATATTGCATTAATGTTTCTAACTTAAATACATGTCTACTAAATTGTGTAAAGTTATCTGTATATACTGCATAACTAGCTAATGACTGATATTTTTGAATACCAATAATAGTTGGTAAAGGTTCAGTATTATGATGTTTTATTAATTCAATTGGATCAGTATGATAACCCGTTTGTGTAAAATTTGTAGTAATAATAGCTGGTCTTTCATTATCTACTTGATTTCTTATAATACTAGCATCATCATCTATTTCTTCAAAATATATAGCATCTGTTGTATTTCTTGTATCATAATAAACATATTGATTTTCATCACCATATAAAAACTTAGCTTTTTGTGGACCAGTCATATTACTATTATAATAGAAAAATCTATAAAATTTTGCTTGAATAGAATTTCCAACTTCTGTACCAGTTTCAATTCTACCTCTTAAATTATTATCTGGTGCTCCTCCAACAAATATATTGCTACCACCAACTTGACTATAATTACTAATTTGATTTGATAATGTTACAGATGTAGTAGTTTGATTATTAAACTGTACTGAAAACTCATTAATACGATATGAAATAGTATTAGCAGTACTATCAAATTCAAAATATACTTTATTAACTTGATTTGGTATTAAATATTCTACGTTATATGCTCCTGGATCTTGACTTACTAAATAATCAAAATCTATTATAGTAGTTGCTGTATTATAAGCATAAAGCTTTAAAAATAATGTACCTTCTTTATCATTTGTATATTCTCCTACACCTTGATTTTCACCTGCATTACTACCATATACACCTAATGCCCATCCACCTCGATTACCACCTATTGATGTAGTACCAATATGACTAGCTATAGCTGTATCTTCAAGACTATGTGCTGAGTAGAAAAACTCTACATATATAGCAAATTTATTAGGTACAATTCTATTTTTATATCTTACTCTATCACCTACTATTTCTGCTTCTTGATTTGATAAAGCATAAACTAAATGTTTATTGTTATATGTTACATTATCTATTGTTACTTCTTGTCCAAGTTGTAATATTTTTTCATTAGGTAAATTATTTCTTGATGTATATGTAATACCACCAGGTGGATATGTACCTTCTGGACCTGAAGCATATGCATATTGTCCATGATAAAGATTATATAATAAATTATGATATGCAGTTTTTACATCTACTGGATCAAAATGATATGAAACAACTATATTACCATGACTTTTAGGAAAAGTAGAATTTACTCCTGCAGGTATACCATCTACATTATTACCATTTAATTTTTTTTGCCAATCTGATCCAGATTTTTCAATAGTATAATTACTATCCGTAACTCCAATAAATTTATTATTTGTAGAATCATAAGTATAACTTTGATTAACAGCAGGAGAATTTGTAGATCCAGTTAATTTAATAAAAAATGGAGCTGATCCATATAAATATAATTCTGTAGGATTTTGAAATTCACCAAATGCTGATGGAAAACCATGTGAATCAAATAATGTAGATGCACCAGTACTTAAAGTATGTCCAGTTCCATTTTTTACTATATTAGTTAAAGCAGTCCATGCTGGTGGTCCATTAGCATTTGGACTATTTGAAGAATCAGTAATTGCTGTAACAAATTTTGTTTGTACGTCATTAAATGCTGTAACAGCTAATTGATGATAATATCCATAATTATCTAACTCTGTATTTATATTTTGTGTTGAATTTAATGCTAATAATCTATTATCAAAGAAATCCATACTATTAAATTGAACATCAAAATTATTATCATTTTCAATAAATTTTCTTACTTCTGTACTTATACTACTATATTTAAATCCACTATTAGCTTCACCAATACCTACTCTATAAGATCTAATTCCATCATGACTTCTATAAAAAATATCTTCATTTACATTTACTGATGCTTCTGGTCCAACAATAGATGTGCCTAGTAATTGTATTTTTTGTATAGGTATATTACTCCAAGTAGCTCTAGGATTATTAATAGCAAATGTGCTGAACCCGTTCTCGCAAATGGCAAGGAGGGGACCATCACCAGTCGAGGTATCAGCAACATTTGCAAATTGTAAAGCAACAATGTTTCCTAATTTTCCAGATACTGTAAACCCACCACCTTCATTTAAAAATTGAGTTTCTGTAAATTGTAATACATTTTCTTTGTTAAAAATTTGATATATATCTCCAATTAATATTGATCGTTCAGATATTTGTACTGATAATCTACCTTGACCATATGCCATATTAGTTCCAACTGGTATTTCATCAAAACCATCTTTAGGAGTACCATCTTCATTATAATTAGATGCTCTCATTGTTGTGCCATCAATTATTTTAGGATTATTAATACCATCTTGTATTATTAAAAAGTTTTCTACTTGTTCTATATATACACGTTCTACATATGGATCTAATTTAGTATCTTCATTTGTTAAACAAATTTTTCCATAATTATTAATATTAACTAAAAATATATGACCACTAAATACACATGCTATATATTTTTGAGATTGATTTTCATAAATTGATGCACCTTGATATAAACCATATTTAAATAAACGACCTGGTGTAGAAAATAAATTTTTACTAATAACTAAAGTTCTATCTTGATTTTGTTCAGCTACAGCTAAATCTTCTATTCTATCATCTATTAATTTAAACCAATCAAAATTACTCCAAGCAGTAATTGTACTTATAGGTTCTATTGCATAAGCATTAGCTAATTCAATTTTTAAATCATCAATATAAAAAGTACATTCAGTACCTTTTATTTTACCACCAGTTAAATCAAAATTAGCATCAACATTATAAGCATCTGGATTTCTAAAAACTAAATAAAATGAATCAAAAAGTACACCATTAATAGTTGTTGATGCTGGCATACCAAAAGAAAATTCAAATGATGTCCAATCATCTTTAGTTACATTAACATTTTGTAAACTTGCTAATACATTTGTAGCTACATTATTTGCATTACCATTTTGACGTTTAGCCATTAACTGTATAGTAAATGGTATTTGATTACCAGGTTGTATATTTGATAAAGCACCAGCAAAAGTAAAGTTTGATGCGCTATCTAATTTTAATTTACCAGTTGCTTTATATGATATACCTAAATTACACGTTCTTAAATTTGTACTTTCTAATTTATTTGCTGCTGGATTAGAACCTGCACCATTAGCTTTACGTGAAGTTCCTGCTGTATAATATAATGCATATGATGCACCAGAATTATTAGCTGGTAAATTTTGATTAGAAGAAGCTCTTACTACTTTAATTGATTTAGTTCCTTCAACTATTTCTACTGGAGCTGTATTATATGCAATTGTTGGTTCGTTAAATATTAATGGATGTGGTCGCCAATTAGTAGGCATTGTATATGATCCAGCAGGATTACCACTTACTGCTGATGTTTCTGTTGTACCTAATTCACCCGTACTATTTGGTGCTATATTTATATTATCTGTTAAATCAAAAAATTTAGTCATTGATGATGGTGCTACATATAAAGGTGTATTATTTACTATATGGTTATTTTCAAAATATTCCATATATGCGCCTATAACCATTAATGTATTTAAACCTTGTTCAAAATGTTTTTTATAAGTTCTTTGTCTACCATTTTTTCTAGTTTTTATTACTTCTCCATTAGCAGAAACTAAATTTTCACCAGTTTGAAATATTCCATTTATATTTTTTAAATCTATATTATTATAATAATAAGTTGTATTACCCGAATTTCTTGTTGGATATATTTGACTAACTGTAGCTGTTGCACCAGAAATGCTACCAGTAACTACAGTACCAGTTGGATCATTTTGAAATGTTTGATAAGCACCAGTTGTTTTAAATTGTTGTCTTGCAAAACCATTATATACTCTTTGCTCACATTCCATAGTAAAGTCTGCACGTTGTATAAATTCATACATTATTTTTAACATTACTACTGCTGCACCAAAATTATGATTAGGTATTAAGCCTATATCTCGCTGACCAGTTACTGCACCAGGATACATATTATGTATATTTCCATTTGTTAAAGGTAATCCAAATATGTTTGTTTTTGTCCAATTAACATTAGCATAATAGCCACCAGGTAAATTAGTTGATTCAGTAATTGTAAAATTACCTAGCATACAAATTTTTAAATCATCAATTGCTTGTTGATCAAATGCAAAACCAGCATTTTTTATTGCATAATTAGTTGTATATAATCCTTGTTGATAACCTATTTTTAATATTTTTAATAAAAAATCACCTAATGTTTTATTTGCTTTTGGAGTCCAATTAACTCCTTGATTTATTTTTAGGTTACCTGCTGCTTGTAATCCAAACAATCCGCCCCAAGCATGCAATCTACCATCAGACCAAAAATTTAATGGCGGTCTATTATTTGTTGGATTTACAGTATCATAATGTGTACCATTTAATCCACGCCGACCATGTGCCCATGTATCTAAATGATGTGTTCTTGCAATTAATTCATCAGTAATATTACCTTGATCAAAATTAAAAACACTTTGTTCTCCACCATGACCACTACCAGTATTAAATGGACCAAACAAAATTATATTAGAAAAATTTCTTATATTATTTTGACCACCTCTTGTATAACCATCCATTCCACCAAAAGTCCATTGTGGTGATACATGACCAATTAATTGATTTGATATTTGATCGAATAGTTCTGAATAATATGTTTTGTCAGAAATAGTAATATCTGTATAAGGAGTTTTAGTATTTATAAAAGTTATTGCAGCATCTAATATTGATTTATAACTATCAACATTACCTTGTGCAGTATTAAGTGCTGTAATAGCATTATTATATGCAGTAACAGCATCTGCATATGCACTATTTGTTTCATGCATATTTACATTATTTTCAGAACCATCTGGTATTTCTTCAAAAGCAGGTCTGCAATTTAATACACCTTTACGACATATTAAATTTAAACCTTGTGCATATTGATCATCAGCAACATGACCAGCATCAAATCCACCTTGCATGCCACCTTGAAAGCTAGTTTGACTATCATGGTATCTAGTATCAGCCATTGTATTTTTGTCGTTTTACTTTAGGTAAAACATCTCCAAACATAGTTTTTTTAGGATCTTTTTTTACTTTAGGTTTAAATCCACAATGTTTACCACTTACTTTTCCACTATATAAATGCATTTAACACTTCCATCTTCTACGAGCTTGTCTAATTCTAGAATTTGGATCGTTTCTAGTTTTAGCACTACTGCGTTTCAATTGTCCTAATGATCTAGCACAATATGACTTTCTACGTTTAGCAGCTTTGCTTCCTGGTTTAACTTTACCAGTTACTGCTGTTTTTAATTTACTTCCTGGATTAGCACGTCTATATGCTGCTACACCTTTTTTAGTCATACCAGCACCAGCTTTTGTTTTACGATAATTACCACCTTTGCCAGTAGTTCTAGCTATAGGATTTTCTTTCTTTCTAGCCATTATCTATATCTCCTAGTTTTTTTTGCAATTCTTTTAGGCTGCTTAACATGTTGTTTACCTTTTTTATTACCTTTAGCTTTAGCTCTATTAGTAGCAGCTTTTTCTGCAGGTGATAAAGCTTTCCATGCAGCATCTGGTAAATATCTTTTTTTACCTTTACTAGGTTTACCATCAGAAGTTCTCCACTTCTGTCTACCCCAGTTTTTTAAAGATCTTTGTGACTTTTTTAATGTCACGACCTATAGCCTCCACCTGCTGCTTTATACCTTTTAGCAAGCATTTGAGCTTTCCTAGCAGACCATTGACCAGGTTTGCCACCTTTTCCCCCAGCTTTAATTTGATTAAATAGCCTTTTACGCATTGAAGGCTTCGTATAATTTCCTGCTGCATTGACTTTACTCTTTGTTTTTTTCTTTTTCATTATGATTTTACCTGCGATGATCCGAAGTAAAACCCTACTAGAGCTAACATAGTTTGTCTTACTTCTGGAAGCAATACATAACCATTTAGTTCTATCCAACCATTTCCTTTAGCGAACATATCACCAAAAAGAAATCCGACTAGTCCTCCAGCTTTATTTGCTTCTATTGTTACTGGTTCATTAAAGAAAGCTAATATAAATGGTGCAAAGATTACTGCGAATAATGTACATATAGCTATTACTCGTCTTACTATTGCACCTGCTGCACCAGTTCTTTTTGCTGCTTTATCAGCACTTTCATCTGCTGCTGTTTGTTTTTTTAACATTCCTTCAAGCATTTGAGCTTGTGATTGTGATTGTGCAGCTATCAGTTTCATAATAAACCCTGATAAACTACCACCTAACATTGCTAATAATTCAACACTCATACTAATTCTCCTCTTACTAAAATAGTTATAACAGCTGTAATAGCTGCATAACTAACAAAGTTTGCTATTTTTATAAATCGTTCATGTCTATCTAAACGTGTTTGTATAGATGGACTGCCATTGTCTACATATAGTCTTCGTTCTAATCTATCTACATCTTGTTTAAGAGCTTCTACAGCTTTTAAAGTATTAGTTTGTATAGATACTAATTCGGCATGTTTTACAGACATATCGTTAATTTTTTCTTCTAGTGCTTTCATGATAATAAAAAAAAGAGAGGACCCGAAGGTCGCTCTCTAATTATTAATGTTATCCAATAGTAGTAGTATTTCCAGCAGCTTTAGAATCAGTAATTAATGTACCGTAATCTAATTCGCTTGCACCATCATCCGTTCTTACTCTGTAACGACCATTACTGTAATCACGTATAATAGTAACATCTACTGTACTACCGCCAGCACCATATGTAATTGTAGCATTATCACCAATTCTCTTATTAGCAATTGGTGTTGCACATACAATTTCGAAGATTTGATATGCAGTATCACTTGTACCATCTGCATCATCAATACCATTCCACTTACTTTCAGCAGAGTTAATAGTTGGTGTAGCCGTAGCTTGTAGAACACCCATTAATGGAGTGTTATCAGCTGTTTGGTTAGCACCTTCTGCAGGTTTAACAATAGGAATTGCTTGATGTCTTCTATGTAACAAAGTTACAGCGTTGTCAACTTGTTCTAGCGGCTCTGGAGCTGCATTGAATCGAGCAAACATAAACCCTTTTTCACCTAATAGGTTAGTTGTTTGATCTGGAATGTTGATCCACTTGTATGATCCTAGATTAGAAGCACCACCAAATGTAGCACCAGCTACAGCTGTTGGGTTTTCTGGAACTAGTCCTCTGAATACATTTTTAAGGAAGATTACAGATAACTCAAATGGAGCATATACATAATCTTTATCTACATTAGTAGCAGTACCAACATCAGTAGGTACATGTTTGAATGGATATACTCTTTCTAATGTACTAGAAGTAACGCCATTAGCTTCTTTTACTCTATAACGTGGGGTTTCCAAGTCATGTGAGTGTGCGAAGTTTCTATATCCAGTTACTGTTCCATAACCTTCTAGCAAGAATGATGGTTTAGCATAACGGAAATCTTCATTTCTTTCGCTATCTTTTCTAATCAATTCTGTTGAAGTTTCAAACGAAGTAACTAATGCGAATACAGGCATACCATTTTCACTGTTAGAAACAGCTCCACTTTTTGCCTGTCTTGCAAGATACATATATTGATGATCTAACACATCTTGTGTTAAAGTACCAATTTGATCTAGATCTACAGGTGATGCAATTTCTCTTAAAGAGTTTGTATCCATTACACCATCAACAAGACTTCCACCAGTTATTGTAAATGTAGGAAATCCTTCTGCAACGACAATTTTAGTAGAAAAAGTAATATACGTTTCACGTAACCATCTTTCCCAAGCACCTAATGTAACATCAGCTAGAGAGTTAAAGATCATCTCTAATTGTTGTTCAAACTGCCAGTAGAAAACAATATCACGTAAACAAATATCTTCTGTTTTACGAGTTGTTTCGTAGATAGTATATTTCTTTTCTTCAAAACCATAACCAGTTACTTGTGGGTTATAGCTACAAGCATCTTCTCTATGGTCATAACCACCACCAACAACATCATCAGTTCGATCTTGAAAATCTTTTAACTGATACCAGTCACTAGCAGTAGTGTTTAGTTCTTTTCCACCATAGAAGCTATGTTTTTTCATTAAGTAACCACGACCATACTCAAAATTTCCGAGTCCGATAAGGTCACGCCAGATAGACATAGTTTCTTTGGATTTATTTGCAATAGCTGAATGTACATACTGTTCTGCACGTACAAAGCTAGTATTTAAACCTTCAATATTAGCAGGCATAATAATTCTCCAGTTGTAGAGTTAATAAACAAATATATATAAATCTATTATAATAGACCTATATCCAACGATGTTCTTCTAACGCTCGAACTGCGAGTTGTTAATAACGCATAACAGGGCGTGTTTTTTTTATATTATGCGTCTATTATGCTTGTCAAGTATTTTTTTTATAAAAGATTTAATTCTTTACCAAGCATTTTTGCAATACCTTTGTTAGACGATAAAGCTTTTTTAGTTGCTTCATCAGACTTTTCGGAAACATTACCAGTAAACGATGCTCTAGCTCCTTTAAGATTTTCAATTTCTTTGAGTGCTTCTTGTAACCTCGCTTCAGTTGTTTCATACATACCTCTGTAAACGGGAGCAGCAACACCAAGCAACATTGCTTTAGCTTGTTCTTCAGCGTTATTGTTGTCAAAAACGCTATTGGCTTTGTTATATATCGCATCAACGAATTGATTATATTCTTCATTTCCTTCCTTCCTTTCAAATATTTTGAAACCATCTGCTATAATTTCATTAGTAGTTTTTTCTTTAATTGCTTCTTTATATAGTTTAGATCTTTGTGTTTCTTCTGTCAATTGTCTTTCTTTTATATCTTTTAAAGTAGACTTATGATTTTCTAAAGCTACATTTCTTTGTATTACAATTTTATCAACTTCAGCAAAATAAGGAGATACAGCTAATCTGTATTCTTCTGGTAAATTATTTTGCATAAATTTAATACGTTCTACTGCTGACATATTTGCCATTTTCATAACAGTTTCACCTAAATTAGCTTGATCTTCTTCTGGTACTGCGCTTTTAAGAACATTAGCTATTGCATCTAATTGATTTTTTATAGGCTCATTATACTTTGATTGAAATCTTGGATCTTGCATTAAATCATATTTCCCAAGTTTATCATAAGCTTGATTTAATTCACTTTGTAAATCTTTATTTACAAAACTATTATCAAATTCATTATCATCATTAATAACTCCAGCTTCTTTAAGTTTATCAATTAACTTTTGCTGATTAGCGAGCTTTTCTTTGCTTCCTTGCAAACTCTTACGCATTGCAACCATATTGTTTTTATAATTATCGTTAGGAGCATTTTCAATTGCTTCATCGATAACTTTATCATCCAAATCAACATTTTGCTCAACATCTTTACTAGCTTTTGTTGCAGTTGGATCAAAGCCCGGTGGTAAATCTGGCGAAGGAACATGTATATCTTCTTTTGATATTGGTTCTTCAGATTTAACTTCTGGTGCTGGTGCTTTTTCTTGCACTTCTTCCTTTGGTGCATTATTATTACCTCCATATAATTTATCAACAATGCTTGTTAATTCTGCATCGTTAAATTCTTTTCCATCTTCTATTGGTGTTACATTATCTTGATCAGCCATAATATTCTCCTTATTCAAATGTTGCTTCTACTTCAGTTTCAATTGGTCCTACTATATCATCAAGCTGTAACATTTCAGATACAGCATGACTTCTTCCTAAAACATATCCTAACATAGCACATGCTGAATCTTCTCCCGTACCGGGAACATTTACTAATTTACCAGCACATTTATCTGGTGTCGATAAATTATATAAAATTTGTCCAACCATTTTTGTCATTGGACTTTTTTTCCATTTTATATATTTTATATTTAAATCAGATCCATCACGATTAATTTCTTCAATCATATTTCCTATATGTTCTATATCCATTATTCTCCTTTTTCATTTGCCGCTCTCACTCTAGCTAATTCAATATCATTTAATGCTTTAGCTTGCGCTAGTTTCATAGAATTTTGCGCTTTAGCTACACGCACTTGATGATTGTGTTGCTCTTTAAGAACTTTAAATTCTTGTTCAGCTTTAATTTCCATCATAGCTTTTTGTAATTCTGTTTGATCACCTTTATCAATCATTGCTTGCATTTGCTCTTGTTGAGCTTTAGCTTGAGCTTGTTGTTGTTTTGCAATATCTTGATAAGCATTTTCAAATTCTTTAATAATATTCATTAATTCTTTTAACTGTTCACTAAATTCATCATACGCTCCTGCATTTAAACGATCACCTTTTATAAATTGTAAATGCGTACTAATATGTTGAATAAATGGTCCTGCTGCATCCATTACTGCAGATATTGATTGTTCATTAAAGTTTGCTCTAGCTTCTTTTATTCTTTCTCCAAAGAACATAAAGTGTGTATCTAAATGAGTAGCATGTAAGTCATCTACACTAACAATACTTTGTTGACCACGTATCATATCGTTGTTTTCAAGATTTGCAATTTGATTACTTTTACTAGGCATAGTATCATCTTCAAAAGGTGGATAGTATCTTGTTACTGACTCTGGACCACCACGAGCTTGAATAAAATCTTCTATAACAGCTTTTTTACCCATTTCTGGCAGATAAGGTGCAATAGATAACATTTCTTGTGTAGTCATATTTTTCATAACTGTAGATCCAGAACCAATTGTTCTAGGTGCTTTAAATTCCCAAGCATTTGTATCTTTCATTAATTCTTCTGGAACACCACGTTCAATACATCTTTGACGGAATAATTTACTATCTGTTTCTTTTGCAGCAAAAATTCTATTACCCATTTCCATATATAACATATCTACTTGTCTATAATATAAAGCAATATCAGTTTTTTCTAATTCAACTTCTTCTATAGCTTGTATTCCAGCACCTCTAGCTGTATATTTTTGTACATCTGTTCCTGTAATAGAACTTAATCCCGGTCTTTTAACTCCTACACTTGATTGATTAACTTGTGTTAATAATCCATATATAGATGTAATACCATTTAAGTTTTGTGATAAATTATTAGTTTCTAATCCTGCACCTGCTGGTAATATAATTTGATTACCTAATCTTAATGTTTTACCTTTACGACTTGTACCATCTTTAAATGCTACAACCATAGATGCACTATCCATAGCACCATCTACTGCTCTACATAAAAATCTATTGTTAATAACTACAGAAGGATATATTCTATGTCCTATACCTTTAATACCATGAAAATATCCATTACCAATGTTACAAATAAATGGTATAAATACTTCTTGTATTTTATTATATGCATCTGGATTTTCTAATATAAATGCATCTCCAGAACCACGTTCCATAATATAATGAGATATTTTACCTGTATCTTCACGTACTAAAATATGTGCTACTTTTATTTCGCTTGCTAATACAGTTTCATATGCTAATGCATTGTTTTCAATATCACGTTGTAATTCTTCCCAATCAATAGTATCATATGAATTTTTCTTTATAGAGTCTTCTATAACTTCTCTGATCTTTTGTTTATTCCAACCCATTTCTCCTGCACTAGGATTATCTAATTTTTTTGTTAATTCTGGAATACTCATTACATCTAAAATAACTGCACAATCAATATAATCTACACTTGCTTTTGTATTTTTTGGAAATAAAACATCACCTGTTTTAAATGCTCTCCATTTCCATTCATCTTTTGTAGGAAATAAAGGAAAAGAATCTCCATGTAAATTCATAGAGTTAGCTAACATCATCATTTCATATTCAAAACCACACCAAGATGTAATTAATTTTTTTATTTCTTCTGTAACAATGTTTTCCCAATGAGTTCCTCTACCCATATAAGTTGCTAAATCTTTTAATTTACAATCAATAATACTACGACCATCTAAAAATAATTCAAAAAATGAAGTATTACGTGCTTGTATTATACCTTCACCTTCACGAAAATTGACATTACATCTATGTGCTTGTCCTGTTTTTTTTAAAGTTTCAGAGTCAAATGGTGCATTACCACTTACCATACCACTTACTTTGTTTCTTTTATTAGCTCTTGTTAGATCAAAATGAATTAAATCTTCAATTAAACTATGTGCATGTTTGGGGTCAGTTATTTTACGCATTTTCTTTTTCCTGTAATTGTACAGCTTTAACTATTTTATCAGCAAGCTTTTGTTTATCCTCCCCATTTTTTACTTTTAAATTAATTCCATTATCAGCTAAAAATTTACGTATTTCTCCATATTTACCAATCATCATATTTTTATGTAAATCTTTATAAAAAGCATCACGTGACGCTTCATATTGTTTTTTATTTTGTTCTTCTTTTATTTTTTTATTTTTTTCTGGATTGTATTCTTCAAATTCTGTTTGTACTGCTCCTAAAGACATTGATTTAATTCCAGACCAAAATAATTCTTGTCTTTGCAAATCTGATACACATTCAGTTTCATTTCTTCCTAATTGTTTTAAATTAATAGAAAAACTATTTCCATCAGCACAATTTGTAATCATATTTAATTTACATTCATGTGTATTAAGAGCTTCACCAGTTTCATGAATTTCATAATTCATTATAACATTAAATTTTTTCATAATATTCCTCCAATTCTTTTTTCTTCCAGCAAAAATCTGGATATTTATTTTTAATAATTTTCTTTTTAGTTGTTAAATTTAAAATTTCAACATCTACATGTACCATTGCTTTTATAAAACACTTACAAATACCACACACTTTTAACTCATTGTCAAGCTTTGTTTTCCTTCCTTTTGTTACTTTATCTACTATATGTTGAAAACCTTTACATGACCAGCATCCCGGATTTTGTACATTTAGTGGACATTTAGAACAAATTTCTGCTCTTTCTTCAGCTTTTTCTATATTTACAAAAGATTTTTTACCTTTACGCATCATATGAACAAAAGCACTTGTTCCGTTATATACATCCATAGGTCTATATACTAATGATGTAGAATTTTTACAATATGTGTTTGGTGAATTTTGACATATTTGATGTTGTATATCTTCTTCAAGATTATCTGGAATATCAAAATTATTTATTTTTAAATTTAATTTTACTTCATTAACAAGCTCATTATAAGAACTTGATTTAATTGTAACATTCGTTAATGCAATATTATACATCCATCCACAAGGCGGTGTCAAGTCTATATTGTTTAATTTAAATTTCAAGCTCATTCCAATCTGTTATATCTTCTTCTATATCTAAATCTACACTATCAAAATCATCTCCATCAAAAGATCCATTTAACATTTCTTCTTCAGCATAAGCCATATCTTCATATTCAGCATCTGAAAAAGAACCTACTCCACCTTTGTTTTGCATAGGTAGAATATTTAAACCTTTTCTTACAACTTCTATTGCAACTACTGCACTATCAGCTTCATCTGGAGAATAACCTAATCTATCTCTTAATATAGTTTTAGATTCTATTACAACTTTACGACTATCGTTAGATGAAAAGTCTAATAATCTTGTACAAAATTGTTTACAAGCTTCGTCATCAAGATTTCTTATCATATCATTTTGTACGTAAGTACCAAATCTACCCCATAATTCTGTAACATAGTTTGTATATAAATCTTTTGCAGGTCTTCTATCTTGTACAGAAATAGGATCGCTACTAGCACTACCAGAAAATTTTACACGCATTATACCAGTTTCACCTAATTCTTTTTCTAAAGCATCTGCTAACATCCATTGGTTTCCTGTACAATCCATACCAATATTTATAGTATTAACATTTAAATTAATTATATGTTTTGCTAATTCTTTACATAATGTATCTAACATTAATTCATTTTCTTTTGCTACTAATTGTATACGAATAGGTTTTTGAAATTCTATTTTATACTCACCATCATTAGCCATTCCTACTTTAGCAGGATATAAAATACATTTATCTCCACCAGCAGAATAAGCTGGATCAATACCTACTATTGTAATAGGATTACTTTCCCAGTATGCATTTTCTTTTACATGAAATTGTTCTATAGTTTTTTCATTTAATACAGACCATATAATTCCATCTGGTGGCATAAAACCTCTACGCATAGTCCAAAATCTTGGACTGTCTTCACCGGGATCTATACGCATTTCATCTATTTGTTTTTCTGTAAGTAAAAATGGGTATCTATCTGGATCATCAACTCCCGGACTTTTTAATCCATCAAAATATAAACAATATCCTTTAGGAGTTTTCCATTCTTCATGTTCAGATGATAATTTTTCCCATCCGTCTATTGGAATAGATTTAGCACCTAATGGATCTATTTTAGACATAGGGTTACCCATACCTAAAAATCCACCTTCAATCATTCCAGAAGATAAGTTATCCCAAGCTGTTACTGCTGCTTCACGAGTAGCTTGCATTTCGTCTACTATTAAATATACATATTCATTATGCATACCAATTAAGTTACCTAATGCATCTGCTTGTGTACCCATTTGTACAGCAACACCATGTATTCCAGATAATGGATTTTCTGGATCAAATAAAATACTAGTTGTTGATCTTCTAATAACTCCCGGTAATTCGTTTTCACGCATTTTATAAAAACGTACTACTTCTCTCCATATACGTTTCTCTAACATTTTAGTTGTTGTACTACAAACTATAACAGTTGTGTTATGTGGTGATGCAAGCCATGCACATAATGCTAGTACTCCTGCATCTGTAGATTTGCCAGTTGCTGATGCACCCCACCAAGTTTGAAATTGACGATCACTATCACCATTCATAAATGATTTACATCTACGTTCCATCCATTTATTCCAAACATATCCACGTTGCTCGTAAGAATATGCTCCTTTTTCTACAAGAAAAGATTCTGGAAATAAATATCGTACAGCATTTTTCATATGCTGCCATCTTTCTAGCAATTTACCGCCTAATTTAAGGCAATGTTTGTAATTTCGCCATATATATAGCTCTATTTGAGCTGGATGTTCATGTTCATCAAACTCTAAATTATACAGTATTTTACCTGCCATTATACTACATTTCCGTTAATTATACGCTTATTTTCTATAATAAAGTCGTTTTTATCTAATTCCATCATAGCAAAACCATGATTCCACTTGTTAAATGTAGCATATTCTGGTCGCATATCACATAAACACCCTAAAGACCAACAATGTATATACTTATTATCAGCATTTTTAAAACAATGTTGTGAAGTTGTATGTCTATGACCTGCAATAGCACATACACCTAAATTAGCTTGTAGGGTTCTAGCAAAGTTTACTGGTGCTGCTGATCCAAATATTTCATGACCATGTATAATAGTTAGGTTTTTACCTGCTTTCATACGCTGTCTACCACTAACTTCTTCTATTCCCCACTTACGAAACTCTAATAAGTTATACATTTCAAAGTCTGAAACACCACATATCTCTGGTGCTTTGGACCACATATACTTTTCCCATCGTTCTTCATGGTTTCCTATCTTATAAAAGATTCTAGCTTTAGGATAACGATCCCTTAAATGAGAAAGGAACTGACGAACTAACATCAATTCCCTTGCAAGGTTTCTTTCTTCTGGGTTTTTTTCCCATCTTGATATGGAAAAGAAATCAGCTATATCTCCATTCAAGACTATATGATCTATATTTTGTTTATCTATATAATTTAAACATGTATCAACAGCATCATCATCATGATATGGTACATGTACATCTGATATAATAGCATATTTACCATTAGGTAATTTAATATCTTTCGGTGGTTTAGCTATTGATTTAGGTATAGGTGTAGTAAATCCTGCTTTACCATTTTTTCTATATAAATCTTTGTATTTACTTTTACCATTCTGTCTATGTTCATCACCTTTATTACCACGTCTATATCTAATAAAACTTCTAGTGTTCTCTAAAGACGAGAAAAGAGCAGGATGCTCTTTGTAAATTAATTTAGCTAAAGACATTGTTGGTAGATCTTTATATTTTTCTAAATACGTTCTTACTAAAGCATCTCGCTCTTGACTCATAATTACCTCCTAATTAAAATGCATGCTCCTTTTCTTGCGTAGATATTTCTATATCTTTTTTAGGTCGCATAACAATTACATGAACTTGATTTTGTTTTGTTAATGCAAACAATCCCATTTCATTTAATTCTTTTTTTGTAACTGTTCTATTCATAGGGTTAGAACATATATCAAAAACTGTAGACATATCAACTTCATTGTCTAATAAATCTACTGTACCTAATACAAATTCAACATCATCATTTCCAGATTTTCTTTTTTTAGGAAACTCTGAACGAACATGTCTACGAAACTCACCAATAGTTAAATCATTACTATCTGCAAGTTTTAACATTTCTTTACGTTGACTATTATCTAATCTAACAACAGTTTCGTGATATGCAAATGGCAAGTTATACCTTTGATTAGGTGGAAACTTTTTAGCCATATATTTATAATGTTGGAATGTTTTGAACTTAACACCAACAGTTGTTTCTACAACTGCTTCTATTTGTGAATATTCTTCACCTAATATATCTTGTGCTTGTAGTGCAATATCTCCCATCCACCATTGACTCATTTTTTCTAGCGTTGCAACACTTTGCAATGCTTTTTCTACAGCTTCATATTTTACATCTTTTGCTACAGTAACAGATGCTCCTCTTGCAGTAATTCCTTCTCCTAATGGAACTACTAATTCTTTTGTTTCGGGTCGTACTATTTCTGACATATTTTTACTCCTCGCCAGTTAACTGTTTAATAATTTTAGGATCTAATACTTTATCATAAGATTTCCATTCTTTTTCTGATAAAGCACGAAACGAACATTTTTCAATTTGAGCAATTAGATAAGGTTCTAATTGTTCCCAATTCTTACCACTAGTACTCATATGTTTAATAACTTTTTGAGCAGTAGTAATTGGACTTTCAGCTACAATAGTTTTTTCTTGAACTACTTCGCCACCATCAGCTAATTTACCAGCTTCCTTACTATAAGCTTCAATAATTGCATTAACATCTGCTGCAAAATATTTTTCAGCTTCTGTTGGTTCTTTGCTAGTAAAATTAACGCCAATTTTCATATTGCCGTTATCTGAATTTTCTTCGATTACCATTACACATGTAACCATTTATACCTCCTTTGTTAAGATTAAGTATAATGTATTCTATTAATAATAGATTGTCTAGAGAAATTTTCTTTTTATTATTAATAAAGTTAAACCACTTGTTGCTATTAAACTAATAGCTAATGGCTCTGGAATAATATAAAGTTGATTATTACTAGTAATAGTAAAATCTGCTGTTCCTTTAACTTCTGGATCATATGATGTAACTAATGCAATTAAATTATTTGTAAATGTAATATCAGATAAATAAAAGAATAATCCTTCTTCTATATCTTCATTACCATCATCATCTTCATATATAAAGTTATCAACAGACTGTTCAAAACTTGTTAATAAGTATAGATAAGGATCATTATAATCATAATTTTCATTACTTGATCCTAGATTTGCTGCATAATTATCAAAGGTAACTGTAGCATAACTAGGTGTAGATATATAAAAAATATCATAATAGTGTTTTTCATTTTCTATATAAATGTATTTATCTTCTAACTCTGCTCTTAAATTATAAACCAAATCAGCTTGAGCAATACAGCTTCCTAAAATTAATACAACCAGTAAGCCTAATAAAGTTATTATAGTTTTTAAATGATATAAATGCACGTTCATTTCTTTTTAGTTAAAAATGTTAAAAATTTATATAGCTTTGTATCTTTAGGAATAAAGATAGTTAATGTTGCTAAAAAAGCTATTAAAGCAATACTAATAGCCATTAAATGTGGCTGTATATGTTCCCATATAATTTTAAAGTGTATCATTGCATACTCGCTTCTTTTTCACCAAAATCATTTACTCCCGGTGATCTTGCTGACCTTGTCATTATTTCTTGTGCTTCTTTTAATTCTTCTGGTTTATTTTTTTCTTCTATAGCTCTAGCCCTAGCTTCACCTACTTTAACACCAAAAAAACTATCTACTTTTGGTATTTCTTGTCCATGTTTACTATGACCCACAGGTATTGTATCCTGTATAGTTCCTGTTTCTACTAACTCTATTACCATAGGTGTAGCTTTTTCTACTGCTTGACCGCCATGATCTATCATATGTTCTACTTGAAATGCGCCACCGCCTCCTATAGCAATAAGACCAGACATACCAATGTTTTGTGCTTGTGTTTGTACATGTGCTACAACAGCTTGTATACCAGACTGTGTAGCTTGAGAAGTTACTTCAGAACCGACTGTATCTTTAGCAACGCTATCAAAGGCAACTCGTTTACCTTCTTCGTTGCTATATATATCCGAAGATTCAATATCATTCTTTCCAGTTGATATATCATCTTCATATAACATCCCTTTGATTGTTACAGGTCTGCCTTTTTTGTCTGCCACTTAACACCTAACTTCTCCTCCTTAATAAATTTTTTATTTTACTAACCAATTAACAAATTTATTCCAAATGTTTTTAATCTTACTGATTAATTTATTTAAACAATTGCAATTCATTTTTTCTTCTTCCTAGCAGTTTTAGCTGCTTTTTTAAATTGTTTTGCAGTTGGAGCGCCTTTTTCACCTGCTTTGCGCATACGTTCTCCACTACCTGCTTTAATGCGTTTTCTTTTAGCGTGTATATTTGCGTATAAACCTTTTTTAGGCATTTTTCTTAACTTTCTTTTTTGGACCAGCATCACTAAAATAAGTCATTTTTGGATCTTTTCTGACTTTAGGTTTAAACCCACAATGCTTTCCGCTTACTTTTGTACTATATAAATGCATTTAACATTTCCATCTTCTACGTGCTTGACGTATACGACTATTAGGATCGTTTCTTGTCTTAGCACTACTATTTCTTAATTGTCCTGCAGATCTTGCACAGTAAGACTTTCTACGCTTTGCTGCTTTACTTCCCGGCTTTACCTTACCAGTAACAGCAGTTTTTAGTTTACTGCCCGGATTTGCACGTCTGTATGCAGCCACACCTTTCTTGGTCATACCTGCACCAGACTTCGTCTTCCGATAATTCCCTCCTTTACCAGTAGTACGTGGAATAGGATTTTCTTTCCTAGCCACTAATACATACCTTTTTTCTTTTTCTTCATAGCCATCATTTTTTTCTTTTGCGCAGGTGTCATTGACATCTTCGCTTTTTTAGATGGTCTACCTCTCTTACTTCCGTAAGTACCTTTTCCCATTGGCATATCAATACCTCTTTCTTTTGTTAATTTTTGTTATAGTTACTAAAATTTCGCCGTCTGTCAACTCAAATTCATCACCATCTAATTCTTCTATAATAGGCAACATATGTCGACTTAATGACATAAGCATATCACTACAGTCATGTATAATATTCTTATACGGCATAGGGTTTATATTTACATAATCCCGATCTTTCATATGTGTATTCTATTATAATAGAATTTCATGTCAAGAAATCTCCCACGTCTAATATGATATTTATGTTTAGAGGGGGGTCATATTTATAAATATTTCAATATTTTTTGGCATGACTTTTGTTTCTAGACTTTTTCTAGTTTTGAAAAAGCATGCTTTTTTTTCCAGAGAAATAAATTTTTTTGAAAGGAGGTGAAATAAAATGAGTGAACATATTATATGCACAATACTATGGATGGTATTCTGTGGATGTTTTAACTTCCTGTTGAAACAGGGTATAGATGGCGATCACGTAGTATGGTATGTAGCAGGATGTACTATTATGTTTGTTTGCTGTTGTATTATAAGCTGGCAAGCTATGTTAATAATACATGCTTTATACTATGTGTATTGTCTTGTTAGAGGCGGTATGCATTATAAAGCGTTTGTTGATTGGTATAACAAGAAGTAATTAAGGTCCTTTAATTATCTGAAAGGGGGTGAAATCAATGAAAAGAACAATCAAAGCGTTCAAGCAAGACATGAAGTCTGCTAAGAAGACTGTGTCTGCAAAGAACAAGAAGTTCGTAGGAGCAGTGA